ATGGACGTCGATACGTACCGGGCAGCCCTTGAGGATCTTATAGCGTCCTCCGAAGAAGCACCTCAAGGGCCTGATACATCATCCTTGGATAAATGGGATGCGTTTGTTCAGAAGATCACAGGCTTCGATGAGTTCGATAAAGCAGCTTCTTATGAGGTTGAACTTTCCCCAATTGCTACCAGGGGGAAGATGCCGCAGCTGGAGGCTCAGCTTGATTATTACAAAGATCTCATTGATGATCTGTGGGCTGGTAAGGATGAGTTTGGTGATCTTGACGAGTGGCAGGATGCACTGGAGGCTGTTGTTGGTAGGTATGGAGAGGTCCAGTCTCAGGTAGATGAGATTGCGAGCAAGAGAAAACGACTTGCTGCCGCTGATGATGCCCGGGCTGCTGCACTGAAAGATCAGAAAGAAAAAAGAGCCCAGCAGGAAGAGTCCGCGCAAGAGGCTGTGAACTCCCTGCTGTCTAACCGTGAGCAGCTCTGGGCACATATCGCAGATTACCGGGAAGATATTATAGCACTTGAAGAGGCTGGTTTGCTAACAGCAGATCAGCGCCAGGCGCTGGTTGATAATGAGATCGCGGCTCAGAAGGAACAGCTGGGGATCACTGCAGAAGAGCAGAGGGCCCGGGAGCTAATTATCAGCCTGATGGATGAGCAGGAAGCCAAGCAGCTGGAGCTCACCAATTATGAGGCGGAGCTGCGAGATCTCGGCGATAAGGGACTGCTTACAGAGCGTCAGATAAATGAACTCTTGAAAGAGCGCAAAGAGCTTCTTGAGGGAGAGGTTGAGGAATCACTGAGCTGGGATGAGGAGCTTGAGAAGAATCTCGACCAGATCAAGGATAAATACTTCACCCTGGAGTCAGCCAGCCAGCTTATGTCTGAGACTTTCAGTGATATCGGAGCTGCTATGGCCTCAGGGGATCTCTCGTTTGAGACTGCTACCAAGGCGCTGCAGGATTATACCTCAAGCATACTCTCGGAGGTTTCAACTGTTGCAATGCTGGCAGGTCTCAGAGCAATTGCCGAGGGCGGCCTTGCAGCCCTTCCTTTGGCGCTTGGGCTCTGGGCGCTCGGCGGGGTGGCTGGTATCAGTGCAGGCTTTCTCGGATCTTCCGGAAAGGGTGTTGACGCCTCAATCAAGGATTCACTTTCTGATGAGCTTGAGATCCGCCAAACGCTCAACGAGACACTCAACGAGTCCCTTGATGTTGAGATGTCTCTTCTTCGCAGGCAGCTTGATCGCAACCTGATCAGTGAGGAAGAGTACCGAGAGCAGGCGCTGTCGATCGGCAGAGAGAGAAACCAGGGCGAGGCACAGGAACAGGCGCTCGGTCTCATTGATGAAGCGATCGGTGAGATCGATTCAGAGCTGTCTGATATGTCAGGCTGGAGCAAGTTCTGGAGCGGCAAGGATGAGAGGCTTGAGGGTGAGGCTGATGAACTCGAAGCGCTTGCCCGGCGGTTGAATGCAGCTGAGACCACCGAAGAGATCAAGGAGCTCATTCAAGAGTTAGAAGGGTATGGTATAGATATTGACAAGCTGCCGTCGTTTGCGACCGGCGGAAGCTTCGTGACCAATGGCCCGCAGCCGATTCTCGTAGGTGACAACCCTTCAGGACGCGAGCTTGTGAATATCACCCCGCTTGATTCTGGTCGTTCTCACGGCAGTACCTCTGGGCAGACAGTCATCAACATCAATGGTCCGGTGTACGGTTGGGAAGAAATGCGCCGGAAGCTTGAAGCTGTCGGATACAAGGTCGAGAGACGAGGAGGCGGCGCAGCATGAAATACGAGCAGCTTATCATAGAGTTATCACTGCCGGGCGGGGTGATCGATGTGTCATCCCTTCTCGTGCCTGATACGTATACCGAAGATTTCTCATTATGTAATGAGAGCAAGATGTCTACACTCAACTCGGTATCTTTTGCCCTTCGTTATGAGAGATCTGTGGCCATGGCAATTATTGCCGAGAAAACACAGATTGGGGTACAGGTGAGAGAGGCTGAATATAGTCAGGTCATCTTTACCGGTGTGCTGGATCCTGTGGCTGATCTTGCCATTTCGAGCCATAGAGAAATTGATGACATCACCCTGGACGCGGTTGATCCGAGCGCGAGCCTGGATGTGCCCATAGAGGGTGACCTTTCTTTTCCTGCTGTTATCGGTGATGCTCCCTACTCTGTGTGCAATCCTGCCAATCCGGCAGCGTCTCTGCTGCACGCGCTGCTTGATCTTGCTGGCTGGGGTGACCGTATAAGCGATACCATTCCGGCTATTACAGAGACTGTCCAGCATGTTGCTGCAGCAGCTGAGGAGTTTACGTATCGAGAGCTGCTCGACTCCCTGCTCTATGAGCACTTGCATGTCCTGTACTGTACCCCTGAAGGGTTGATAACCATAATCCCCTGGTCCCACAGCACGACTGCCGGAGCCGGGACTTTGACTGAGGGAGCCCTGCAGGTAAATCCTCCGCTTACCATGTCGCGAAAGTACAGGACAAAGGACGGGGTGAAGGTTACGTATGCGAAGGCGGCGATTATCCAGGATGCAAAGTTATGGAGCGGTAGCCTGCCAGTCGGTGGTGATGAGGATCCCATCCCGGGCGAGCCTATTGCTGCCGGAGACTACTGGCCGGAGGATTCTGATATCCAGGAGATCTGGCAGGATTATACAAAGGAGTGGCTCGACGCCCCATACCTTGAGGGGAAATCAAGGCTTAAAAATGACGATCTCTCCCTGATAGCAACAAGCTCACATGTGCTCGAAGATGAAAAAGATGAAGGGGTTGTGCTGGACCCTGTCGCAGAAGGTGTCACCGTTGACTTCAGGGCGAAAAGGGCGCGGCTCAGATATAAGAATACTGCAGCTGAGGCAAGAAAGTTGTACATTTCCAGGATAAAGGGTGCAGCCCTTATCAGGGAGACCGTGCTTAACTGCAAGCTGCCGGAAGCAGCTAAGGATCCGCAGGAGTATACGTCTCTGTTCATCTTTAACAAGCTGGCTGCGGAGGCGCTCCTGAGGGCAATCTATACAGATTATGTCTATGGGGATGTGTCTTATACCTTTGCATCACGACAGCCTCTTGAGTTGGGTAGTGTTTGGATCCTAGACCATAAGAGCGCAGAGATCTCAACTTCGATAATGGTTACGGCCAGAAGCAGGACGCGTGGTTCTGATGGCCTGTTTACCTATAGAGCTGTAGGGGTCACTGAGGTTGGCTCTGCCACCGTTGTCCATAAAGGTTTCCAGGCTTCCCCGTCAGTCGTAAGAAGCGCGCCAAGATTTATTACACAGTATGCAGTTGAGTCTACAGGGCCGTGGCATTCAACCCTTGCGGAAGATGACCTATACATGAGGGTGTCCTCCGATGGAGGATTCACATGGTCGAACCCGACGCAGATTAAGGGCGAGTCGCTGTATACCTGGATCGCGTATGCAGATAACCAAGCCGGATCAGGTTTGAGCAGCACCCCTGTAGATGGTAGCGGGAATTATAAGTCTTTCATCGGGTATGCATATAATATGGCTTCAGAGATGCCGGAGGCTCCTGACCCGGAATTATTCACATGGTCGCCGTACGTCTACAGGCTTCTCGCGTCACTTTTGCAGATAGTCTCTGGCGGGGCCATTTATTCCGGGTATTCCCAAGATGGGACACCCCCGGCTACTGGTGCGGGGTTTTGGTTGGGGGCTGACGGAGTATTTAAAGCTGTAAAGGGTGAGTTCTCGGGTACTCTCAGTGGCGCGAGCGGGGTTTTTAGCGGCGACTTCGAGACACCTACGCTAGTTGCGAAGCCCGGAACACAGGTCGATGAGAATTATGTATCAGCTTATGATAGCGATTACCAGGCAAGAAATATTTACGACTATTACACAGGGACTCATGGTTTGGACGATGAGCGCTACTACCCATGCGCGTTCAATAATGTTGGCTATGAGAATGTAGCTTATGTTCGTATGGGTAAGACTTTGAACTGGGGCGGTCGTGTTGATTGGTATTGGGTTATCTGGTATGACAGCGACCTGAATGAGGTTGTGGGCGTTCGTACTGAGTATTTTGATGGAGTTTTAGTTACTGGTGAACCAAACACAATACGCCTGCCCATAGCGATTGATATTGATGTGACATTTGGGGGAGAAGAGCTTTCAGTGTTTAATCTTCCCCTGAACCCAAGCACCACAGAGATTGATGCTTTTGATCCTGGAAGGGTATGGAGAGAACAGGACGGTGATACAAGCACGGCTTTTCTGAAGATAAAGCTTTAGGATTAAGGAGGGAAATGTGAAAACTGCCCATATACGTAATAAAGAAATTGACACCAGTAACATTAAGTATCTGGTTGTCCAGGGCGATGCGATTGACGTGATACGCTTTGTGCTGCAGAAGACCTACGAAGGAGTGGATCTTTCCGCTGCGGTTTTCCACGCAAAGTACAGACTGCCGTCTGGTAACGGGGATATTGAGGCTTTGTCGGTGACGCCTTCTGAGGGCGGGGATCTGCTGTATGCTGACTGGGATGTGTCGGGCTGGCCGACATCTGAAAAGGGCGCCATGCAGGTGCAGATCCAAGCGTCTCTTGACGGTAAGGTGTGGCAAACGAAAGAGGCAAGTCTGTACGTTGACGGGTCCATCAACCTTGAGGATTTAGGCGAGTTCTCGCCTACTGGTCTTACTCAGTATCTCGGGGTGTTCCAGACCGTGCTTGCAGACGCTGAAGCTGCTCGTGATGCAGCCTTGGCAAGTAAGCAGAAGGCTGCTCTCTGGGCTGATGCTAGTGAGGACGTAAAGGTTGAAGAGAATCCTGATAAGTACTCAGCAAAGCACCACGCATTGAAGAGTGAGGCAAGCGCTGGGGCTGCTCATGATTCTGAGATTGCTGCTGCCGGAAGTGCTACAGCTGCTTCTAACTCGAAGGATGCAGCAGCTCTATCTGAGGGTAAGGCGAAAGATTGGGCAGAGAAGGCTGAGGATGCTGAGGTTGAACCAGGGCAGTTCTCATCTTTGCACCATGCAAAAAAGGCCGAAGCTTCTGCAATCTCCGCTCAGGCAGCTGATGCGGCTGCGAATAACCAGGTTGATATTGATGGGACCCTTTATCAGTTCTCATGGATCGTTAAAGGGATGCATATAGGATTATCGTTTACGGAGGTTATCTGATGTCTTTAGATACATTTTTTCCTAACAAAGCCCAGGTTGAGGATCTTCTTCTCAAAGCTTTGAGTCCAGAGAGTAGAGAGATTGAGATGAAGCTTTCACCGTCAATACAAGTGGAGACTCTTGTGTCTTCTGGCACTGTTGAGCTTGGCGATCCGCTTGCGAGCAGGAACCGTATGGTGGTTCGCAATCTTGATCTAGTCAGGACTGCAAGAATTGGCGGTTCGGGTATTACTGAAAAGGTTGGTTATCTGCTGGAGCCTCAGCAAGAGCTGACTATCGTGTTTGATCCTGCTACAGCTGTGTCGGTTTACGGCAGGGCAACTGGCGCAGAACTGAAAGTGGAGGTGATTGAATCATGACGAAAAGCATAGAGATGCAGGATGACGGGACTTATATGGTCGCTGTTGATTACAATGACGAGAATGTTCCTCTGACGGTTTCGAAGAAATTTATTGGCAGCGAGGTCGATGCGCAAGCATATGCTTCTTCGCTAGATAGGGATGCCCGGATGAATAATTCGCATCTATTCCCGGTTCCGGAAATGCCAGTACTTGAGGGTGAGGAGGATTTGCTATGAGATATGTGAGTGGAAAGTATACAAGCGGGCAGATGCTGGAGACGATCCAAGAGATCGAAGAATGGATCACAAAGGAAGCAATAGAAGGTGCATCTCTTGCGGTCCCGGCAGAATCAACGCAAAAAGAAATGCAGAGCCGTATAGCTGACGCCTCACTGGGTTTGAATGAGGTTGTCTTTGATGATAATGACAGACCTTCAATTTATACGGTCTACAAACCGAACGAGAAGGCAAGGCTCGACTACCTCGACAATGGAGGCACCCATTTCTCTTCAGCAAATCTGCTGCATCCTGCCTTTTTTGTAAATGGGGATCCGGTAGAAATCCTCATAGGTAAATTTCTTGCTGCGAAGGTTGGCGGGGTGAACTATGCAGTATCTCTGCGTGGTCTCTCACCTGCGAATTACATCAATTTTGATAACTCTCTTTCCCTGTGTGCGGCAAAAGGATCCGGACATCACTTGACCACACAGGCTGAATGGGCTTACCTCTCTCTACTTGCTGTGCGTGAGGGGTATCAGCCTCGTGGGAATGATTATTATGGATTGTCATCACAGGACAATTCTGAGAAGGGGGTAGCTGCCGACTCTTATGTGTATAGCGACTACAAAGTTGGCCCGACGCTCACTGGTTCCGGGCCGGTATCCTGGCATCTTGACGGTACGCCTTTCAGTCCGGTCGATCTTCGGGGTAACGTGAGAGAATGGAATAGTGGGTACCGGATTAACGAGGGTGAGCTGCAGGTCCTGGTAAACAATAATGCTGCAGACAATACAAAGGACCAGAGTGCAACTTCGGTAGAGTGGAAGGCTATCTTGCCAGATGGATCACTCGTTGCTCCAGGGACTGCTGGAACGTTGAAATGGGACTTCATTGACCCTGCGCCTGCAAGCGGAACAGCACCTTTTCAACTCAACACAACCATTGATAATCCTCCTGCTGATGCAACTCCATATGGTCTTATTTCTTTCTCATCACTCAGTGCTAAGTCTGGAGTAACAGTTCCAGATATCTTGAGACACTTAGGAATCATGCCTCCTCTTGCAAATGCTCCGTTGGGAACTCAGTACATGCGCAATGTCGGAGAGCGTTTCGGCGACGCCGGTGGCGATTGGCCCAGCGCGTCGAACGCTGGGCTCGGGTATCGCCACGCGAACAACGAGCGCACGCACTCGCTCAGCGTCCTCGGCTTTCGCCCCGCTTTTTATCGTGCTATCAGAGCATCTGAAAATCTGTAATCTGATGTAGGAGTTTGCATGGAGAGTTTAGCTGTCTATCAGAAGTGGGAGGATGCTGCAGAGTACTTGTATTATGTATTCGCAAATCTGCCAAAGAGTGAGCGGTACACAATGGGTGCGAGTCTGAGAGGATCTTTATTCGCCTGCGGAGCATCCATATCCCGGGCGAATCGTATCAGATCGGTAAGTGCGAGAATAGCAGAAATCAAGGATGCAGACCGGGCACTTATGGAATTAAAGGTTATGCTTCGACTGGCTCATCGGATGAGATTCGTGAGTCCTAAGAAATATGAAGTGTCTGCGGGGAAACTTGCAGAACTCGGTAGATTATTGGGAGGGTGGCTCAAATCGTTTTCCACCCAAGGGCGATGATTGCAACATGATCTCGGCAACGCCGGTGGCAACTGGAACAACAGCTCGAACGCTGGGCTCGGGTATCGCAACGCGAACAACGAGCGCACGAACTCGAACAACAACATCGGCTTTCGCCCCGCTCTTCCGTAATGCAAGAAGTTCATTCCTCACGGGGGATGATCCACGCCAAGGAAAAGGAATCAACGTCCTGGCAAGACCGAATAAAGACAGTGGGCGCTGGGAGGCTAGTACCTCAATGGGGGAATGTGTCCTATGCGCCTTTTCTTTGAATCTTTAGTATAACGAGAGGTATATCATGCCGAAAACGTACAACAATCTTGCTCACAGAGTCTTTGACTTTGAGAACTTGGATCAGTCATTCAATGAAGTACGGAGAAACGGCAAACGATATAAACCGGAAATACTGAGATTCAGAGAAAACTACGAAGAGAACCTTATAAATCTGCAAAATAAGCTGATATGGGGTATGTGGTATCCGCACGTGTACCGTGAGTTTACAATCTATGAACCGAAGATGAGAAAGATATCTGCACCTCTTGTTGAAGACCGTGTGGTTCATCACGCCCTGTGTCGAGTCATTGAACCACTGTTTGACTCAAAGATGATCTACGGAAGCTATGCTTGCAGGAAAGGAAAAGGCATGCTCGCAGCCGCAAAGAGAGTCCAGCATTATATCAGGCAGCACCCGACCGGAGAGGATCTGTACTATCTCAAGATAGACTTCCATAAATACTTCCACTCAATTCCTCACCATGTTCTTAAGCGAGTATTCCGCAAAGTTATCCAGGATTCCTGGGTAATCGATCTCATGGATAAGATCATCGATAGCTATCCTCGAGGTCTTCCCATCGGCGCACTTACTTCTCAGCTTATGGCAAATGTCGTATTGAATGAACTGGATCATCATATAACCGATATGTGCGGGGTACGCTTTTATGCCAGATACATGGATGACATCTGCATCGTTAGTGGTGATAAGAAATACCTGGAGATGGTGTTTGATGAGATTGAAGAGTTCTCCACGACTGACCTCAATCTTGTCCTCAATGACCGGAAGTCACTGATTAAAGTCGCCGAATACCACTATGACGATAAACGCAAGGTGTTTGATTCAGGTATAGACTTCTGCGGATACGGGGTTCACCGGTCTCATTTCACCCCGAGGAAGCGAAACGTGAAGGCGGCAAAGAAGAGACATAGGAAGCTGGCCAGGCTGGTTGTTGAAGGTACGGTACCTGCCGAGAAACTAGAGCGCTCATTTGACAGCTTTGTTGGCTATATGAAGCACTGTCGTTGGGACGGTTATTCTGCAAGCGCAGCTAGAGCGGCGACAAGGGTTCTTGACCTATGAATGGAGCTCTCGAATGACCTTGAATCGTTGACACGATATGACATCGTATAGCACGGAAAGACACGTAATTACTCTCAAAAAAGTTGGAATTTACTCTCAAAATGCTGGAATTTACTCTCAAAAAATTTTGGATTGTACATTGGACATATCCCCA